TGATGCTTGATACAATACTTAAGTAACCCTGCAACTTTAGGGTTATCTTGATTATTAGGATTACTCACACGAGCAATGTACCCAATAGTCTTTTCAGCATCGGGTGTCACGGATACTAATGTTACACTCATCTACGATTAGGTTTTTGTTTTGCAGTTTTCTTTGGTTTGTCTGCAGGGTTCTGCCACATATTAGGTGCGACTCTACCTGCTGCTTGGGTAAACTTTACGAAGTCTTTTTTGTATAGATCATAGTAATAATCAAAAAGATCTACTGCCTTCTGAGCAATAGAAATATCATAACGTTCTTTACCATCTACCTTATACTCTACGAGATAGGCAGTGTATGGTAGTGACTTGTCCTGTGCATCTTTTGGATCACAGTTTTCTTTAATGACCTTCATTTACTTCTGTTAATACCCCACTTGATTTGCGGAAATGCTTCTGAGATAACTGCTTTAGTAATCCTCTTGTACTTTGTACTAAGAGTCTTATCTTTTACTAGACAAACAAGTTCTGCTTCTTCAGCAGAGAGTCCTTCTAGTAGTTGAACAAACATTGATTCTCTCTTCAGACTAGGGAGACTATCTGCACCGCCTTTTACAAAACGATAGAGACCTCTGTACTCCTGTTCTAATCTAGTATGGTCTGTTCCTACAGGTGCATCATTAGGTGTGTAAGGTACTTCACCTTCTGGTACTGCTGAGAGAACATTCTCATCAAAGTTCCATATCAATATAGAACGTAATGCTTGAGAGTTATGTTTGTGAAGGAGAGCAATCTTCTCCTTCTTTGTTTTTGCGTTAGATACTTTTCTTAGTATCTCACTTAGCAGCAACCTAGGGTTGCTGTTATCCATGTTTCGTGTTGCCATAATTTTGATAATAAAATCATTCTTCGTCGTCGTCTTCGTCTTCTGGGATGTCCCAAGGTGACGCAGGTCTGACGTATAAAAGTTCATCATGCATGATGTTACCATCTTCATCTAGCATTTCTGGATGGGTAACAGATTTAGCGTAGGCAGCATTTTCAATGTAGTCCTCTACATATCCCTTTGCCAACCATGCTGTCGTAATACCTATAAAGAATGCTCCGATAGTAACCAGAACTACTAGTGCTATTAGCATTTGGTTCCCCCTTGGTTAATGTTTACTTTGGAAACCAACCTCCTATGTTTGAACTAATATTATTTAGTTCTTTTTCTGCGTCCTGGTCTCTTAAATAATTCGTATTTCCATGCATCTTCTAGGATGCTATAGACATACTCCTTGATTTTTCTTGCTCTAGGTTTCCCTAGATGACCATACGCTTCTCGGAGGTATTCGTTTTTCTTGCCACCTTTTAGATAACCTTCAAGGTCATCAACTAGGGTTCCTAGTGCGATGGCAGTGCCTGATTCAATAAACTCTGTGATCTGTTTTCTTTTAATCTTGTTAGCAACCAGATAATCATATGCCCTAAAGTAAAACTTGTTTTCTTCAAAGGCAGTGTCAACTGCTCGTTCAACTAGATCATAGAATTCTTCCATTAGATAAGATTGTTTTCTCTTAGATATCGGACGGTATCAGTACAACCCCCAAGATTAGTTGAGTTCAACACCACTTGAGGGAATGTAGACCCATGCCCAAATTGATTATAGAATGCTTCTCTCTGAAAGTCAACCCCCAGTTTATATTCTTGATAATTATATCCCTTTCCTTCTAGCACCTGCTTGATTTGTGTGCAGTATGGACATCCATTTCTTGTGTATACAGCGAAGTTCATAGTAGTGTTGAATAAAAAAGGGGACTTGCGTCCCCTAGGTTTACCTTATATATTAAGGTTTAGAAAGTGTACTTAAGTCCTGCCTTTCCAGACCAGTCTACGTCATCAACGTTAGTTGCAGCAGATAGTTCACCATATACTCCAACCTTATCAGTGATAGACTTACCACCACCGATGTAACCGATTAGTTCAGTGTCACCGAACTCATCAGCAGACTCAGTGTGAGTAACTGTAGGACCACCTGATACATACCAGTCAATACCATTAGGTGTTGTACCTTCGTATCCAAGTTGGAATTCCCAAGTTCCTGATGAGTATGCTCCGTCTGGATATGAACCACTTGCTTCCACATTAACGTAAGGACCTGCAAACGCAGCACCAGAGAATAGAAGAGGGGTTGCTGCTAGGGCAGCGAATGTTTTTTTGATCATTTTTGTTTTTAGTTTCTCGCAAGACAATAAAAAATCCTGCGGATGTTAGACTACCCCGACATGGGTGTCTTTGAATCTACGCAGGGTTACGATCTTTCGAGTCCTTTGTATTATTATATAGTATATCTTAATACTTACTTAATGTCAAGTGTTTTCTTTTCTTGATCCCGAATCATTTTTACATAGGCAATATCTGCCTTTGTATAGAGTGCTTTATTTTTCTTGCGTGCTTTGATTATTTTCTTGCACTGTTTTAAGGTGTCGTTTAAAGTCATGTCTGATCTGTTCTAGTTTTTCTCTGGATTCTAAAAGCATTTTTGCAGTCTCTGTCTTTCCTCTATAGTATTCATCCAAATCTAATTGAACATCGATAATATCTGTAGGGTCTACTATTGCTTCAAACTCAGCATCAGCATCACCTAGAATCTCCTTGAGTCTATCAGGTAGATCTTCATTTTTAATCTTTGGTAGTTCCACTATGTTGTTGTTACTGCGTATCCTGTTCCTAATCTAGTATGCCATACCAGATTACTAGATGTTGTAGTATTTGATACAAGGTCTAGTGATGTTGATACTACTGTACCACCTAGACTCAATGTATATGCTACTCCACCTGGATTATTTGCCCAAGTATCTGCTGTCCCCGATGCAGGTGTATTGTTAGTCACACTAATACCTAACGTGTGAGGACCTGTACTTACTGTATTAATATTTATACTAGACGAAGTAGTGCTAGATGATGAACCAATGCTTGCACCATCCCAAGTGAATGATGCTGTGTCATCTGCAGCAACTTCTAGTACATAGTTTCCTGCTGTTTCTATATTAATAGAGATTGATGTTGTCTGTGCTGAACCTGATGTGGGATTAGTATTCGATGGGAATGCAGCATAAGTGTTCATAAATGCTGGCCACAGTTGATGAGGTCCTGCTCTCATCCAAGATGATGTTGTTTGCTCATAGCATCCAGTGCCTCTACAAATTTTTATATACCATCCACCTGGATTATCACCATAACCTGTGCCACCTGTATCATTAGTGCATTGAACAACCATCTGCAACGTACCTGCGTTCAATGTTTGAGTGCTTGAGTATGGTGAAGTATAACTCCCACTTAAAAATATACCACCAACTGCGTTATCAAAATTTGTTAGTGCTGTTGTAGAACTACCAAGAAATATACTCATTGAATTATCAGCACCACCAGTGATTGTATATGTGTCAGTGGCAGGGATTGGAATATTATATGTGACTATCTGTGTTTGACCTGGTAGATTACAAGATCCATTGTTGACCCATACTGCATACTTGTTTGCCTCTACACTCCATATATCTTCATCATAGACAGGGAAAGTTACAGGTGTTGATCTTTGTGTCCTAGTGTAAGTTGTTGAGGTTCCATCAGGATTAAATCTTGTGATAGGTCTGATATTAATATCAGCATCAAAGTCAATACAGGAGTCGGATGTTACTCGTGGAATTACAACTCTAGGACTAAACTTATCAAAGTTAGGTGCAACAAACGGTATACCTTCATCTGGAAATGGTTTTGTAAATATTAACTCACAATCAAATGGTGCACCATCCTCATCAAACCTACACATCTTTTTCCATAGTTGTGTAGTGTCTGGTAAGAATTGATCTAAGTATTGACTTGCTGTTGGATCTTCTGGATTCGGTGCAGGTTTTGCATCTAGGAACAACTTTCTTTCCTCAGGGATTACTTCACCTGGTGGTACATAAACAGGTGGTGTTGATGGGTTTATACCTGAGTCACAGATTGGTCCGAAATATCCTTCGGGGTAATAATAAGACACAAAAAAAGAGGGGTTTTATCCCCTCTATTTATCTCGAACGAGAATATTTATAATGCGTTACCTCTTGGTAATACCTCTTCTGGGAACACAAAGTTCTCGTGAGGTTGGTCAACAGATGACATCCAAGCACGCATACCTTCATTTAAAAGAATGTTCTTTGTATAGAAAGTCTCGAACTCTGGGTCTTCTGCTGCTCTTATCTCTTGAG